ATGTAGCATTAACTACTGAGCGATCTCCTGAAGGAATGTTCAAAGATCCAAACTTTGTATCAAGCGTATAGTTGGTGCGTCTAGCTACTATTGCTAGTCTGCCATTAGCACCCCTAGCTACAGCTGGGTTAAATGCCATAGGAAGGCTGTCAGTATTTATGCGCCAAACCGAGCCACCTAAATCAGTTAAGGACGGGCTGTCTGGAGCTAAACCAGATATGGCTTTCAAGACCTACCCCAACGCACACCAAGCCATACACGCTCATGCACGTAATACAAAACAAAGTTAATTAGGTTAGACACCACAGTTAATGAGAGCGCAAAAGCCCAGCTCCCTGTCATGGCATAGCCAATCAATAGAGTGCTGACAATTGCAATCACGCGCCAAGTCAATGACTTAGCTAAGGATCTTCTTTTACTTACCATGTCCCCGCCATCGGACTCGAACCGATACTGTACCGATTTTAAGTCGGCTCTCTCTGCCATTGGAGTACACGGGGTTTAAGGCCTTAAGTCTTTTTTAATTTTTACTAGAGCTGTCTCAGGGTACTTATTAATTCCGCCCCTAAACAAAGCTGGCATCCTGCCTTTTTGATTGTTGCTTCGCTTCCACTTCTTTATAAAAGCTCTAATCTTTAGGGCATGAGCAACCTCGACTTGGCCGTCAGCATCCATCTCTAGAAACCCAATTCGTCTCCACGAATATAAGGTATGGGGAGACATACCTATAGCTTCAGCAACCTGACGTATGTTGCCTTTTTCAATCATGTATCTCAAAACCTTTCTTCTGTCGAGACTGCGGGACTTGAACCCGCGACCGAACGGTTATGAGCCGTTTGCTCTAACCAGCTGAGCTAAGTCTCGTTTGTTTAAGCATCTGCCTTCCAATGAAGGTAAGACCTAATATATACCGCTCCATAGGCAATAGCAGAAACTATAAACCCATATTGCTCTGTAGCTATAGCATAAGCTATCCAAATGGTTTCACCAAATAAGAGGACAAACCATCCCCATAGGGTTTTCCTACCAACAAAGTAGATTCCGGCTACACCAATGACAGCAAGTACCCATGACCATAGCTCCATTACTGCCTCTCCGACATAAAGTCTTTTATACGCTTTTTAGCTAAAATTAATTTATCTTCAGATACATCATTAAAAATAAACTTACGACCAAGCTCTATAGCTACTAAAGGTACAGTACCAGATCCAGCGAATAAATCGCAAACTGTATCCCCTTCTCTAGAGAAGTTTTCTATCATTTCTCGATATAAACCGGCTGGAGCGGATCCAGTAGTCATATAGTCATCTCGATACTTTTTTAGTTCCTGCTCAGCTTCTTCCCAGGAATTAGTTAAAATGTACGGACCGGATGGGTCATCTCCCGGACCCCAAACGTTTTTAGCATAATGAGCAAAAATTATGGTACTGACAGCGTGCATATTTGGAGATGTAGAGTAGTCCCACATTCGGATACTTTGAAGCTCTAAAGATGTTTTAGAGGCTATTTTAGATATGACACCAAGACCTAAATACGTGTTTTCTAAAGCAATAAAGATGTGACCATCTGGTTTTAAGGCGTACTCCATGTGAGCCACAGACGTAGCCACGTTGTTCCAGTATGCCTCTAAGCTTTCAACATTTTGCATTTGCTTAGACGGGTCACCACCATTAAACACCAGCTCCGACATGTAGTACGGAGGATGCCCAATAAATAGATCTACGGACTCTTTCTCAAGAAACCTCTCTGCAGCGTCCTTACAATAAAACATCTAAACTCCTGTAGAGCCAAATCCGCATTCGCCTCTGTCAGACTCAGTAAGGGCGTCTACCCTATTAAACTCTACCGTCTCAACTTTCTGCACAACCAGCTGAGCAATTCTATCTCCAGGAGCAATGTAGACGTCTACGGTTGATGTGTTGTGTAGAAGTACTCCAACCTCACCCCTGTAGCCCGAGTCTATAGTTCCAGGAGCATTAAGAACGGTCACTCCTTGCTTCATTGCCAATCCACTCCTAGGGTGCACCAGACCAACGTAGCCATAAGGAAGCGCAATCTTGATGCCGGTCTTCATAAGCACATGACCACCAGCAGGAACATACCCACCCTCACTTGCATGTAGGTCTGAACCAGCATCTCCATCCCTTGCATAAATAGGAACGTATCCGCCTTCTAGTACTTCGATGTTAACAATAGGGGCGTCTGTCATTTTTAATCTCCTCAGTTGCTTTATTAAATAAGCTTAGCTTATTTTTGCTTTATTTTCTCATAAAAAGTTTCACAAACATGTACATGATAGTGAACTCCAGGATGAGACTTATTGACACTCTCTTTGTCAAGCATTCCATCATACCCAGAGTAGAAATTCTCTCCAAATAGGTCTAGTAACTCTTGATGACAAGTAGTAGGGGGGTCTTTAGAATAAGACACATAGTTGGAGTATGCATCTGCAGCCCAATCTTCTTTCGCAGCTAAGACCAGCAAATCCATTTCGGGATCCCAAGTTGACCAAAATAACTCTATCCCAGCTGATTTGCAATAGATTATTAAAGAGTTTATTGCTTTAAATGCTGAATACACCCCATACTCGGGAGGGATAAACTGCAAAAGATCATGAGGCTTTTTTGAATAATTAGGTCTAGTTTTTGTTGGCGTAGTATACAGACTAGACTCAACGATTTTTATGGGGGGGTCCCCCATGTCTGGGCTAACTACAGAGTAGTCCCTGTCAGAAATCATGGTCACCCGTTGGGTATCAGGAAAAAGCACTACAGCTATTTTAGGATTTCCATACTGATAGAAGTATCTGAATAAGTTGTCAACAATAGACTCTGCAGCCCACCCGGGAGTAGCTAAGTTTACGTGCTCTAAATTTAATGTTTCTGCTAGAAGGGTAGACCAAATACCACTATATGGGACACCTACTCCAAAAGTTACAGAACATCCAGCTGTAACAAGAGGAACATGCTTAAACTCTTTCGACCTATACCCCAAAGTATTTAGTTTGTACTCGTTGATTGAGTCTCTATAGTTTCTCACAAGAGGGTCGTCATGCTTACTTAAAAACAAACTTTGAGCGTCTTCATCAACTTCTAATTTAGAAAGTTCTTTAAAAAAACGAGATTTATCTATTTCAGGATCCGAGAAGATATTGAACTTAGGTAGATTATTTAGAGAAAACTCTTCACCGCTGCTACCCATCGCGGTCTGCTTTCTTTGCGGCTTTCTTCTCTTTGTACTCTACTGCAAGATTGCCGACGGTCTGATTCTTATAATGCACCGTTTTTATCTGCCCCAGTCTAAAACTTCTCATAGACTCTGAACCCTTAGGGCCGCCCCAAACATCTATCCATTCGGTGGTAGGAGTGGTGACTTTCTTTACAAACCTAAATCTTCCCCGGACGCCACGAATCTTTAGTTCAGTCCCAAAAGAAACGTTTCTGCCATTGACCTGAATCTCGGTCTCGCAAATCCAAGCGCTATTTGGTCTTGGGCCTGACGGCTCTTGACTCTTTCTTTTGGCCACTTGCAGGCTCCTCTTCTAGTTGCAACCATGCGATAACTTCAGGATTGTCTTTGATGAACAGTAGCATAGGGGACTCCCAAATGCCAATAAAATGATGCTCCCAAACTTCATACCCGTCTTTACTGTCTGGTTGCTTCATTCCTGCAGCATGTACCATACCTATTGCATGAATTACTTCATGTAGGAGCGTTTGCTGTTTCTTGTTGAAGGCGATAGAGGCGTCTATTACTATTAGGTTCCCCTGGTCCAAAGTGTAACCATAAGAGTTATCGTTAAGGGTGCCGTCTTGCTTTACGCTACGCTCTTCGACCTTAAAGATCTGCGCACCAATTTTTACTTTACTCGGGACTGCCACTCTTATCGCCTGTCTCAGTTGCGGCGTCTACTATATTCTTTACAGTTGACGCGTACCATTTTCTACCATTCTGCGTAGGAATGCCATCAGCGTTCAGCTCATCAGCAATCTTTCCATAGGCGCGTCCACTGTTTCTTTGTAGCATAATCCGCTCCTTAATGTCAAGAGGCGTCTTATTTTTCGGACCCATGTCTACACCCCATACGATACCACGATCTCGACGGTCCTTATGGACGTCCTTTTGCCGCGCGGCTATTATGCCTCTTTCCATCTCAGCGAGCGCCGACATCACCGTCACAACGAAGCGCCCCTGGTAGGTCGAGGTGTCTAGGTTTAGGTCCAACATGATCAACCTCCACCCCTCCTTGTTGGCCCTATCCACGATATCCAAAAAGTCTGTAGTACTCCTTGCCAGTCTGTCTATTCTTGTAACAATAAGGGCGTCTACTTCTTTGCGCTTTAGTCGCCCCAGCGCATCGGTTAGGGCCGGCCTACCAGTAATCGACTTACCGGACTTGCCCTCCTCACGCACCAGCTCCCACGACTCAAAGCCATGAAACTCAGCAGCGTTCACCATCGTGCGTTCCTGCACGTCCAGCGACACTCCATCATTAACCTGCAACTGAGTAGATACTCGGGCATAGAGAAGAGCTTTGCCAGATTTAATAGGGGCGTCCATTACTTCCTCACGATAGGGCCAAATGATCTAAGTCGGTCATCCACAGCAAGATAGAGTATCTAACTTCGTTTATCTCGCGGACTCCGTGCATGCCCGCTTCATGAGACGGGAATATGACTAAGTCTCCAGCTTCTGGTTTGTATGTGTAGTCAAAGTCTTCGAAGTAAAGTTCCCCGCCATTTGTCATGGTGTTTAGATAGAGGCTGCCAGTGTACTTAATGTGCATGCTTTTTCCGTAGTCTGTGTCCTGATGGACCTCTACGATGGCACCCGGGTACTGCTTTGCAATCCAAAGAACGCAGGGATATAGCCCATCTGTCACAGTGAAGTTTGCTTGGATTTCTTCAATAATCTGGCTAAAGTAGCGCTGTAATACTTCTCGCTTATCCGCGACTAAGTCTAGGTTTAAGTGCGTCCAGCGGTCGTAGTAGTCATTAAGCTCTTTGCCAAACTGTAAGGCTAAGCGTTTACCCCCGTGATCACTTGCAAACTCATCTAAGTGGTTTGTCTCTAGGTAGTCTATGTAATCAATCAGTAGCTTGACTTCTGGCTTTTTAATGAAGTTTTTAATGACTTTGATAGGGGCGTCCATTACTCCAGTTTATAACAAAAAACCCCTCCCATTACAGGAGGGGCTTTTTCAGTTAAAACTAGCTAGCGGCTATATAAGTACCATTAATGTAAATTTTGCTAATAGTTGAAAGTGTTACCGGCGTGCCTTGGAGAAAGAGGCCTTCTCTAATTGGAGCATTAGCGCCACCTGCTGACTTAAGGTAGTGCAAATCGAGAACGTCAGTAACTCCTGCGGTGTCAGCATTGATGATTGTGTGCCCAGTTCCAGTATCTGGATCCACATTTGGGTCAGCCCATGCCCAGCCAGTGAAGTGGTTAAATCCAACTGCTGGAGTAAATGGAAGCTGTAGTTTGTACTGTCCGGTTCCGAAATTTGTCACGGTAGACATGTCAACCTCAATAACGAAGCTAACTAGCTTACCTGCCTTAACATAGTAAGAATTATATGTTGGATAAGTAGCGCCAGTACCAGTAAAGGTTAAACCAGTTGCAGTAAATACTGGAGAATATCTTGATGAAGTTTCTAGGCCAGAAGTTCCGCTTGCACCAGTGGGACCAGTTGGTCCAGTTGCACCATCTGCACCTTTTGCTGCAAGCAAGTCCCAGTAAGTGTTGCCGACACCAGGAACATATCCAGCTGAGGTGTACACGTTTCTGTACCAGAACTGTCCATCGTATGTGACAACTGCCCCAGCACCGTAAATTGTGCCTCCGTTATATTCCCCGAGATACTCCCAGAGCGCGTCTGCACCAGCTGTTCCAGTTGGTCCGGTTGGTCCGGTGTCTCCTGCCGCACCAGTCGGTCCTGTCGGGCCTGTATCTCCTGTAGGACCTGTAGCACCTGTAGCACCTGTTGGGCCTGTTGGCAGAACAAAGTGCTCGTTGTCATCAATTACCCAGCCAGTTGCGGAGTTTGAATCTTCACGAGCTACATAAATTTTATATGGGTTGCTATTATCTTTTACAAAAGCCCACCAGTCTGCTGGATCTAGTCCTACTGGTCCTCCTTGGTAGACTTCAAGAAAATCAGTGACGCTTTCCCATGTCCCCAGGAACTGGGACGACTCGCCAGTTAAACCAGTCGGGCCGGTTGCGCCCTGCGGACCT